GCCCAGTGGGCCGAGGCCAAGGTCGCATCGCTCGACGCCGAGAACGCCAAGGCGGTTCAACCTTACCTCCCCCGCAATAGTTATACCATGGCCAACACCATCGAAGAACGCTTCAAGGCTGCCGAAGCCTCCGTCCTCGCCCTGACTGCCGAACGCGACGATCTCCGCAAGACCGTCGAAGCGGCCGCCGTGGGCGTCTCTGCTGAACTGGACGCCGTCAAGGTCTCCCTTGCCGAGAAGGAGTCCGCCCTGGCTGACCTCGCCGCGAAGCTCGAAGAAGCCAACGCCAAGGTGCAGGCCCTCGAAGCCTCCGCCCAGTCCGGCGTCAAGGAAGCCGCTGGCATCCTCGCCTCCTCCGGCGTCGAGCCTGTCAAGGCTCAGGCCACCGCCGAAGCCGCCGTGCAGTCCCTCGCCGACCAGTACGCCGCGATGCCTGCCGGTCCTGAGCGCCGCGCCTTCCTCAAGAAGCACAAGTCCATCCTCTTTCAGTCCAAATAATTTCAACCCACCCATCCTAACCTAACATGGCCAACACCATCAACAGCGCTCTGATCGTCGATACCGTCGCCGAGCTCAGCCTCACCTCCCTCTCGAACCGCCTCGCGGCTCTTCGCCACTTCACGTCCGACTTCTCCGGCGACGTCAAGCGCCCGAAGGACGTCGTCCAGGTGGCTCTCTCCACCGCTGGCAGCACCACGCTGACCAACCCGACCTCGTTCAACAGCATCGGCGCCTCCACCCTCGGTGCCGCCGCCGTCGAACTGAACCACCTCTACCAGCCCTTCGGTCTCTCCTACGCCGACATCCAGAACGGCATCAAGCTCGAGAAGATCCTGAAGATCAACATGGACAAGCTGGCCGACTCCATCTGGGCCGCCGCCACCGCTCCGATCACCGTCGCCAACTTCGGCGCCGCCACGGTCACCGCCGCTGACTCGGCCGTCACCCCTGGCTCCGCTCAGCTGAAGGCTCTCTGGGCTGGCGTCTCCAAGGCCGGCCGCAAGGCGCTCATCGTGAACCCGGGCATCTACTCCCAGCTCATCCCGACCAGCACGACCTCCCTGCCCCTCGCTGAAGGCGCCTACGGTTTCGACGGCGGCGTTCACTACGCCTCCCTCTTCCCCTCGGAAGCCAAACTGGCGGGCTTCGCCTGCTCGGCCGAAGCGATCGCGATGGCCGCTGCGGCCCCTGACCTCGACAGCGTCGGCGCCCAGTTCCTCGTCCGCGAAGTCGTCCCGGTCGAAGGTCTCGGCATCAACGTCTACTACAACGTCTGGGTTGACCCGACCTCTCGTAACCTCATCGGTTCCATGGAACTGATGTTCGGCGCGAAGGAAGCGATCACCTCGGGCACCATCGCCTCGGTCTATAACCCCTAATCGGGGCTGAGACTCTGAACAGCCCCCAGCGATGGGGGCTTTTTTGTATCCCCCTTTCCCACCTATGAGCATCTATTCTGGCTTCCTCTCAGATTTCCAAGGTCTCCTCGCCGACATCGGCGTCCCGGCCACGGTCGGGTCCAACCTGTTCCTGGTCGGACTGTCCCGCCCGATGAACACCCCCAAGTTCGACGCGGGGGGCTTCGTTGACCAGAAGATGTGGACGGTGCGTTTCGCAGCCGCTACGGCCCCTTGGACGGCTTCTGACGGCCGGGTTGGGGGTCAGGTAGCCACCATCGTCTCGGGCGTCCCTGCGGCCTTCCTATCCGAGGGTAAGAAACTGACGGTAAATGGGCAGGTCCTCCGCATCAAGGGACAGGCTTACAAGCAGGCCAGCGCCGTCATCGAGCTGGAGTGCATCGACGACAACCAGTAATGGCCAAGGAAGGCACACGCATCGACCCGAAGAGTCTGGCGGACTTCAACGCCACGATGAAGCGTTTTGCCAAGGCCCTGAAGATGGATGTCGAGATGATTACCCGCGAACAGATCAGGCTGATGTGCCGGGACGCCATGACGTTCACACCCCCCATGCCCAAGGGCGGCGGCCGTGGCCTGAGCGTCGGCGCCCATAAGGCAGGCATGAATAAGACCGGGAACGATATCCGCCGAATCTTCATCCCGATGGATGCTCCGGAGAAGGGTAAAAAAGTCTTCCTGCGTCAGGTTATCAATGCCGTACACGGCAACGGTCCTAGCGGTCGATCCTGGATGGACTTTATCGCCTTGCAGGTTACCGAGAACAAAATCAAGGGCCTGTCCCCAGTGCTCCGTAAGATCATGCAAGACACGGACCCTCGACGAGCGTTCCAGAAGGCTAGCAACTACCTAAACAAAGCCAGGGCAGACGGAAGTATCCGCCCGGTCGAAGGCCCCACTTCAGACCTAAGATCTATTCACGAGCGATACAAGAACGCCGTCAACGGTCGCTGGAAGAAGAACGCGCCTATTGGTGGCCCTCAGTACATGGTAGGCACTACGCTTTTCCTGAACGCATATATCGCCGAACGTCAGGCCAAGGTCGGCAGGGTTAAGGCTGGCTGGGCCATGGCTCAGTCGCTAGTACCTTTGCCAGTGAACAAGCGCGGAGCACCCTATAACCGAGGCGCCTATGATGCGCCATGGGTCGATGCCAACAGGTCACCTGTCGGCCAGTTCTCCGCCATGCGCACAGGTGGGAAGGTATCCATGGAGGTAGTAAATATCATCGGCAATATCAACGCCGTTGCAGACGAGGCTGATACCAAGAACATCGTCTACGGCAACCGCGTCAAACAGATGCAGTCCGCTATCGATAACCATATCAAACCGACCATCGAAGACGCCAACCGTGGCGCCAAATAATTTTCCCAATGGCTACCAAATCCGTCCGTTACATCGTGGAAGCCGCTCTGGCCTCCTACCTATCCGCCCAGACCGAGCTGACCGGAGTCTCAATCTACAAGGGCGACACGGCTGATACGGCTATTCTTCCCAAGGCAGTAGTCCTCTGCGAGTCTGCCGGACCTCCTAATGATCTGCCTCAGTGCCTTGGAAATTACAACTGTGGCGTCCGAGTCACTTTGTTCACATCCGCCGACGACGAGACCCTCGATACCCACCGCGCCCGATGTGCTGCTATCGCCGGGGCCATGCAGGATCTGGCCTCTGTTCAGGCCGCGTTCGTATCTGAGGGCGATGCCCTCTGTTATGACGTCACCCCTGGACAGGAACTGGAGGGGGTATCTGAGCGCTCTTGGGCCTCTGTAATTCCCTTTGACGTGCTGGTAGTCGTCAATCCTCAGCCCTAACCTTACCTTTCGAGCAATAGGTATATGGCAGCAGTCCTCCAGGGCGTTTCGGCGATTTATGGCTGTGGTGATACCACCGTCTCCAACGCCATCGTGCAGTCCTACACGAACGACGGCGAGTTCAATAACGAGGCCACCATCGTCGATGAGCATGGCAAGACCATCACCTGGCGCGGTGATGACCGTAAGACGCAGATCACGGTCGAGCTCATCGCCAAGACGTCGACCATGCCGGTGCTCGGTGGTTCGTTCAGCGTTACGGTAAATGAGGCCACTGCTTACCCGGCTCCTTCTGGTGCCGCTTCTACCTCGTTCTCCGGCTGGGTGACAAAGGTTTCCTCGAAGGGCTCGAATAAGTCCTTCTCTGCCGTAACCATTACTGCCGTCGGCTACGAGGGCGTAGTCTAAGCCATGGATAAGCGCTTCCTAAGCGCGTTCACGGACCCGGCCCGGACGCTTGTCCTGGGTCGTTTCGTTTCGCCTTTTTGCCTGAAGCATAGGGTGCAACTGCAGGCCATCGATAGCCCGCTCCTTCGCGATGGAATCAACGTCAAACCTTCTGACCTTTTGGTGGCCGTTAAGATCTGCTCAGACGAGCCTATCACCAAGCCTACGCTTAAGGACTCCTGGTATCTTGGACGCATGAACCGTAACGAAGTCTACTTCGTCAAGCAGCTCGTCCGCTTCTCGGAGCACGTCCTGCTTGAATCTTGGCCTAAGTTCTGGGAGAAAGAGAATAAGTCACGCGATACGTCCGGTGTTCCTTGGCCTCTGACCGTAGTGGCCATGCTCATCAAGAATGGCATCGCAGAGGACCGTGCCTGGACTATGCCGGAGTCACAGGCCATTTGGCTTAGTTCCGCATTTGCTGTTAGCCAAGGAGCTGATCTCAAGGTATTAACACATGAAGACGAAGAACTCCTGAACAAACTAGAAACCGAATGAGCAGCAACGTCGTAAAGTTTTCCATCGATGGAGACACCAATGCCGAGCAGGTTTCCGGGCGTGCCCAGAAAGCCATGTCAGGTTTCGATAAACAACTTGAAGGAATTGGAAAAAAGTTTGGCGGTGCTTTTAAGGATATCTTCCTGAGCTTCGCAGCTCCTATGGTTTTGCTAAATCATGTGACAGGATTAATCAGTTCGCATATCGAGAAGGCTAAGCAGGACGCACAGGATGGTTTAGACCTGATCGCCAAGGGAGAAACAGTATATGCCACTACCGAGGAAAAGAAAACGGCCGCTTTCTTCAAAGCAAAGGCTGCGCGTGAAAAGGAAATTGCACAGGTAGCTGCAGGAAAGGAACAACTTGGACGCGACTTTTCCCAGACTCCTGCGGGTCAGCAAGCGATGCGTGACTTCCTAAATATGGGAATGAATCGTACGCTTGTGCAGACTGGCATGGGTGGTGTTGTAAGTTATGAAGGCGTTTTTAAGAGCAAAGCATTTCAAGACTTCATGATCCAGAGGTTCCTTCAGACACCTGAAGGCAAAGCCTATCAGCCGATTTTTGACGGAGCAGGCAAGGACTTCAAGGCAGAGGGCCTGTCTTCAAACGTCATCGGAGTAGGCCAGAGCCCGGCCATGGCAGTGATGAACCAGCAACTTGCCATCCAACAGGAAATCGCCGACATGATGCGTAAGATCGCTGAGCGATACGACACTAAGGTCGAGCCTGTAGACATCACTTACAAACGTAAGCCGGACTATTCCGTCCCGGCGTATCCCCAATTCAAATAACAATGGCCATCGAAAAGAAAGGTAACGCACTCGCAACAGGACAGGTCCAGCCAGGATGGACTGTGCAGGCCGACGGCTATGGTCTCTGGACTGGTCGCGCCTCGTTCTTTGTAGACAGCGAAAGCGGATGGACTGTTAATCGCGGGGACGCCTTCCCTATCTCTAATTACAACGGCGTCCTATTCGCCCAGAAGGTCGTCAGGACAAACCAGAAGCTAGACGTCGATGTAATTACCGTCGAGTATGTCGGCCTAAGCACGCCAGGCAGTACGTTCCTTTCACTTCCGAACGTCACTTCATCCAACGGCCTGACTAGCGAGCATATCAGCACGCACCCTCAGTTCTTCGCAACTGGTGGTATCGCAGGTCCTAAGCCTTTCAGCGCGTCTGATATCGTACCTGGAGAGTTTAAAGGTCTTAACGGCGCCCACTTCGAGAAGGCTGATGGAGGTAGGTTCCTTGGATTCAAGAATCCTGACTACCCTCTTTACTACGGAAAGACCAACTACCTCGCACCGATCACGTCCTATTCCGGCGTAATCTATACGAACGTCGTAAGCCGCGTGACTGGACTTCGCTCAAAACTTGGCATGACGTCAGGCACTAATTCTTTCAACGGAACGCAACTGCTTCCTACGTATCTCGGTTCTTCATTCGTAAAGGAAGGACGTAATCAACTCCTGCTTTCTCAGGTCAACCATGAGGACTACGGAAAGGACCTGTATAAGGTTCATTATGAGATCCGTTTCTTCGCTGACGGATATCCTGAGAAAGTCTACCCAACCGCCTGATGCAACCCGGAGTAGGCTATAGGTTCCTGTCTTCGTCCATGGGTATCAGCCTGGACATCGGTGATCCATGGCCAGCCAAGGACACGCAGGATACGTTCACCTGCTCGCCATTCAAGGTCCATGACATCTACGAGATTACCGAAGGCGAGTCTTCCTATCTGACCTACGAGATCTGCCCTGGCACGTTCAACAACCTGGTCCCTCAGGTCTACGACTCGGTCAACGAGGTCTGGCAGTACCTAGACTCTCTGGCCGGAACGGCCGAGCTGGTACTGGACTTCGGCTCGACGACGTCCTCGCTGATCTATCTTCGCGTCGGGCCTGATACATCCAATAACTTCCCGCCTACTACCCCAAACCCGAGCGACCCGGATGACCCCTATCCGCGTATCTACCCGACCGGCTCTGCGCTGCCGACAGACACCGATACGTTCGGCTATGTCCTGTTGGCAAAGGTGACCAACACATCCGGGGTATATTCTATCATCCAGTACGTCACCGGCTCCCTCTGGGGCGACCGCGTCAAACTTGGAACGACAACGGCGCGTTATTACTACGCCCGCATCTGATGAATGATGTGGTAACATGGGCGCGTATTCAGGCGCCTATTGGAAATAACAATTCCGCATATACTGGAGGGACTAACAACGTCCATTACAACTATGCCGGGTTTAAGACATCCTATGGAACCCTAATCAGGACGGACTATAATCCATGGCAGGGATATGTGGATTTTCCGCAGTTCCAATGGGACGATGATAATGGGATATTTAGGATGCCTCTTCAGGACATCTATGGCGTGATCACGACAGAGGACAGGGACCAGCTAATCGGTGAAACTGTAACATTTACGAGCGGTTCACTTGTAATAGACGCATCAGCCTTCACGTCAGCTGGCCAATCTACTGGTACACCATTTCTCGGGACCATCACGGCGATCGGCAAACTGACGGCTTTCTGACGACCTAAACCCCCTCCTTACCGCCGGAACAATAGGTATAACCTATGTCGAATACGGCGTATTTCCAGCAGGGTAACACGTTTGCCTGTACTTTCGCATGGACTCCGGGCGACTCTGGCCCGGCTAACCTGCTTACCACGACCCTCACTTCGACCATAAAGGACAAGTGTGATACCGAGTACGCGCTGGACGTGGCCATTGCCGGTGACGGCCTATCGTTCGTCGTCTCTTACTCTGGGGACACAAGCGCATGGGAACTCGGTCAGTACCGATGGGACATCAAGTTCGTCTTTCCCTCTGGCACGTCCCACTCGGAACTGTTCCGCGTGATCGTCGAGGAAACCGTCACCGCCTAACCTATGCCCTTCGGAACCATCACCTCTACCGAGAGCACGTTCGGCTCGATCTCAGGCACCATCGTCGGAGCCGTACCTGGTACCCTCTCTGGCAGTGTCGGAGTCCCTGGACCGCAAGGCCCCGCGGGAAGCCAAGGCCCACAAGGCCCGCAAGGCGACCCCGGACCTGCTGGCGTCGGCGTTCCTTCGGGCGGCACGACTGGCCAGTTCCTCGCCAAGACGAGCGGGGCGAACTACGCGACAGGCTGGACGACCCTATCGCTCGCCGGCTATGCGACGGAGTCTTGGGTCACCGCTGGGTTTTACCCCCTCGTCGGCAACCCCTCCGGCTTCCTTACGAGCACGGCCCTGACGCCCTACCTTCAGAAGGCTGGCGGTTACATCACCGGGGACATCCAGTCGTCGAACAACTCCGCCTACCGCAGCTGGGACGGCGCTTACAATACGACCGTCCTCAAGGGCGACTACCTTCAGCTGACGAACAGCAACACCGGGGGCAACTCCCTGACGGTAGAGTGGAACGGCATCACGTTCCCATCGGGAAAGCAGACGGTACACTACCCTGGCACCAGCATCCTCTCGGGTTACGCCACGGAGTCTTGGACGACCTCCAACTTCGCCCCGATCGCGGCAGGCCAG